ACAGGAACACCACCAACAGCAGAAGAACAAGCACAACTGCGAGTAGCAATGGGTGTGGGTGTAGATGGTGTGCAGTTTACTAGTATAATCGATACATTGGGTGATATATCATGGTATGACTATGATAACATACCATCTGTGTATGAGGGAACTACAACCCCACTCAAACTATATATTGGAAATAAAGTAAGGACAATAAATGATAACGCATTTGATGGATTATTTAGGGTAACCAATGGATTTTCACCATTGACGCTACCCGACAGTATCGCATCCATCGGCGCATTTGCGTTCAGATTGTGTGATGCATTCTATGAAGACCAGCTTAGACTACCTAGATACGTCGAAACCATAGGAGAGAGGGCATTTGAAAATTGTATCAATTTACGTTCGCAGCAGCTAGTGTTACCTAGATCGATCACAGAGGTTGGTGATTATGTATTCGTTGGTTGTAATTTGGGTGGGGGGTTGACGCTACCAAATACAAATGTTTCTTATGGTATAGGCGCATTTAGCGCGTGTGGCCTCACTGGTGGTTTAGTTCTTCCAGATAATATGACGATAATCCCAGACCACATGTTCCAAAACAACGCTGGGTTAACCAGTATCACACTTGGTAGTTTGACCGAAACTATTGGTAATGAGGCATTCCGAGGGTGTAACGGGATTACAGGTGAGTTGATTATACCAGATCTTGTCACATCGATTGGGGAGGCATCCTTTTCAGCTATTGACGATATTACAAAGGTAACTATTGGTAGTTCTATGTCTTATTTGGGCGAGATGGCGTTTTTCAACTGCACATCCCTTTCGCGTGTTGATTGTTTCGCACAAGTTGCGCCATCGCACGGTAATATGGTATTTCTTCTTTGTAATATTGCAGAGTTCCACGTTCCTATTGGCGCGACTGGGTATACTGGTGGAATTTGGGACGCAGAGAACATCATTTACGATCTATAAAATATGAAAGACATATCAATACACTCAAAAAGTTATACTATCGTTCAAATTGCAGATGTTGGACAGATCACGCTTATTAGTGATAACTTTCACATCGCAACCATTACTGAGGGGGAGGCATCGAAGATCACACCCACATCAAAATTTTATGATGGTGAGGTTAAGTCTTTCGAAGAAATGATGGAGATTGAATCTAAAATTCGTGATGAAGTTCTATATACTGAGAACCCAGAGATATTCCGCGCTCGTAAACGCCGCGAGATAGTAAATGCGCGTAACGCTGAATATACTTCAGTGTTAGTTACCTCTGATGGTCTACATTTCAAAACTGATCTGGAAACGATTATCGATGTTAAGACTATTATCGAGACATTGTCATCGGATACTGATGTTTATCAATCATATAAAAATGCAGATGGTTCATATAATGATATTACAAAAGCGCAGTTTCAAACTAGTATCTCTGAAGGTATCATGCGTAAAGGGGCGGCATTTCTCAAGCAGAAAACATTGGTAGATGCCATTAATGCTGCCCAAACAAAAGAGGAACTAGACCTAATTGTTTGGTAGTCTAGAAATTAGTATACAACTTCCCTAGCTAATGTGGATATCTACTGAAATACATTATACGCCCTGCAAAGTATACAAAAAAACTTGGTATGGGAAATCTGTAAAAAATGGTTATCAGTTAACTCAATCGTTATACTATAGGTACAAGGATAATGCGATATTTGCATTACCTATAGGCTATGTATTTGATGGTCCGTCTTATCCAAAATTTTTAGAAAAACTGGTTGGTGAACGTGATGCAGAGGCATGTATCGCAGCATCGGCTATGCATGATACTATGAATAATATGCCGATTATGTATAGTTCGTTAAATGAAATTAAATATACTAAATTTAAAATTAAAAAGGGGGCAAAGTTGTATCGCAAGATGATTAAACAATGGCCTAATAAAGAGGATAAACCAAACTCATTTAAACGTAGGATTCAATATATTGGTTTAATTTTATTTCAAAGACTATATTCCGTTATGTCTTCCGAAGAAAATTGGAAAAAATACACTTAAATTATAAATAATTAAAAAGAATATTAGGATAATATGTTTAAAAAAATAAAAAAATTTCTAGGTATTACCACAGTTGAGTGGGTCGATAATACACATATTAATTACCCTCATCTTGAATCAAAGGAATATCTATTAGTGTATTCTTCGGATGAGGGGTCGTTGCTCTTTTCACCGTCACAGGTTAAGCGAGCAAAGAAAAGGGCAGAAACCCAAAAGGAAGATTCATAAATCTTCATAATGAAAGAGGATTTTTCAGACTCAAGCTTGTTTAAAAAACTTTCTTCTGAGTGCGAGGAAATCCAGAAACTAAAATGGATAGAGTCTGAAAAAGAAAGGCGCGACATTGGATATAGTCGCGCCTTATTAATTTGGGTTAAAAACCACCATGCTAAATGGTGGGATGAATATATGGATTAACTAGGTAATCCTCCACCATGATCTTTCCATGATGCATGTGTTTGTGAAGTTGGGTCAGATAATGTTTTATCAATCTTAGGTTCTTCACCTTTGTAATTTTGTTTCCTCTCCTTTTCTTGTTGGTTTTTGGACAGAGGGGGTAGATTGACTCCGTTATTAACACCAACTAAAGCATTCATAGGAACAGTTACGATATTTTTATAAAGCCCCAATGCATATTGTTCCCCAACTGTGACAACATATTCTGTTTCCATAGCTGGGTTATTTTCTTGAGAACCATGTGAACCATATGCCATAGGTTTTTTACCAGAAATAGATGTTGCAATAAGAATATTATCAGTTTGATCAATCATCTCTTTGATACGTTGACCTGTACTAGTGTTAGCGATATCTGGTAGCTTTTTAGCCCAATCCTTAGCAAATTCTACTTGATCACCTTGATGGATTGGTAAATGTTCTTGTGCAATTACACCCTCAAGGAACATTTTAGAATATTTTTTAAATTTTTTATTAAATTTCATATTAAATATAGTTTTAATTATTTATAAAATTGGAATGTTTTTTCAAATCAATTTTTGTTATAAATAATTAAAATGGCAATTTCTATTCAATTTGAAAAAAATTTTAAAACAGATTACACCTATTCTGACCTTTCTTTGGATATGGAAAATGAATATACTCCGTATGGTGAATCTAATTTAACAAGAGGTGGTGGTAATGGTGACATCAAAACAGATTTTGATGAACATGCTATTGCGAATTCATTGCGAAACCTTTTTTCAACACGACCAAAACAAAGGCTACTCGACCCAGAATATGGGTTGGATTTATCTCAATTTTTGTTTGAAAATGCAAATGAATATACCGCTAGATTAATTGGTCGTAAAATCGAACAAGGTATTCGCAAATATGAATCAAGGGTAACACTTAAATTTGTTGAAGTTGTTGTTGATGAAGAATACAATAGTTATGATATATCATTAAACCTAACTATACCATCACTCAATAAGGATGTTGTTTATCGTAGCATTTTTACTGAGAATGGGTTCACAAATATTTGATAAATCAAAAATATTTAATAAATAATTGAAATGGCAGAAAACTACATAAACTACAATTTACCAACAGATGCGTATCTAAACTTTGATGCTGAATCATTTAAATCTTATATGATTCAGAAACTATCTGATAATGAATGGTTTACAGATCAAAAATTCGTTGGTAGCAACTTAAATAATCTACTAGATATATTAGCATATGCTAATAATACTCTTTTATTCTATTTAAACCAAACATCTAAAGAGTCTATGTTTTCGGAGGCAGAGTTTTACGAAAACGTTAACAGGATTGTTAAGTTGATTGCATATAAACCAAGAGGGGTTGTAACTGCTACATTGGGATTTACCGCTACATCTACACTCGCAAAAGGTGTATATAGTATCCCAAGATATTCATTCTTTAATATTGATGGTATAAGCTATTCTTTAGTTAAAGATGGAACATTCGTTAAAACCACAGATACCCAAGAAACTCTCACGGAGTTTTCTAACTCATATATTTTATACAATGGTAAGTATGAGAGATTAGGTGACTATACATCTGTTGGCGATGCATCAGAGATTATCACTCTTTCAGCAAGTGATAAATACATTGATTCAAATACAATCGACGTATATGTTCAAAGAAATGGGGTGTGGTCAGAATGGAAACAAGTTGAGGATTTATACTTTTCAGATTATGATGAAACTAATTTTTCTGTTCGTTTAAATGAAAATTCAGATTATGATATTATTTTTGGTGATGGTATTAATGGTTCAGCATTACAACGTGGGGATATCGTAAGTGTATTTTATTTAAATAGCCAAGGCGAAGAAGGTGAAGTTACACAAGATTTCCTTAGTGGTCAAATGACTATATTTAGCACACCTAGAATAAATCAAATTTTATCAGATATTAATGATATCAACTATATATCAACATCAGATGTTTCTAATATTTCGTTCTCAAATAATTTACCATCGACTAAATCATCAGTTAAAGAAAGTGTTGATAATATTAAATCGAATGCGTCCATTTTCTATCAAAGCCAAAATCGTTTAATTAGTAAAAATGACTTTACATCGTTTGTTAAAAATAACTATAGTGGTATAATCAGTTCAGTTAAGGTTATAAATAATCGAGATTTTCTTGAAAACCATATTGGATATTTATCACAAATTGGTGTAGCGTATCCATTTGAAGATGGTCGTATTTTAACAAATCAATATTTCTTTTCAACTCCATGTAATTTTAATAACGTTTATATATATGTTGTCCCAAGAGTTGAGCAGAAATTTTCTACATTAAGACGAATTAATTATATCAATCCTGCTCAAAAACAAACTATTATCGATGCGATGGAAGATAAGAAGGAAATATCTCTTGACATTATAATTCAAGACCCAGTTTATATGGGGGTTGATATCGGCATCACTGGTATTGGGGATACTGTATCGTTAGGTGATATATCGGAAACAACGCTAGAAGTTACAACAAGTTCATCTAATATTGATATTAAAAATATTAAAACACAAATTGTAAATATTTTTAAAAATTACTTTCTCCCTTCAAATTTTGAACTTGGACAAACAATAAATCTTCAAGAATTAAACAATAAAATATTAAATATAAATGGTGTTTCGTCTATATCAACAAAAAATGGGGATAGAGTTTCTAATGGGTTGAATCTTTATATTTGGGATGTTGTGTATGATACAAATTATACCAGTACATCACAAAATTATAATTTAGAAGATTTTCAATATGCATTCTTCTATGATTTAGATAATCTTTCTGAAAAAATTAATGTAACAAATGGATAAGCCAACCTTTCAAATATTATCAGATACTGAGTTATATTCTAATCAATTAACTCCACTACGGGTATCATCGATACCATCCGATGAATATAGTTCGAACTACTATATATGGGATTTTGGTGATGGTAATCGATCAATTGGTCAAACTGTTGAACATGTTTATGAAACCGTTGGTGATTTTGATATAACATTAACACAATACCTTCCAAGTGGTGAACCTGTTAAATCGGAACCACAAACAGTAACTGTTAGAAATTTAATCCCAAATCTTATGGAATGGGATAGTGGTTCTTATAGTGGGGGATCAATAACCGCATCTGTTAAAAATGATACAGCATTTATTGCCAATGTTTATAACAGTTGGCAACAATATTGTGAAGACTCATTTCTACATTTATACGCTGAAAATTCAAAGAGCATCCCTTTTGATATTACAGATAAAAGAATACATTTAAAACCAAATTGGAGATTTTTAGATACTGATGACAATGTGATCGAAACTGTTACATTATCCCAAGATAAAATATATGCTCAAAAAATAAATGGAGAAATTTATCTAGATACAAACGAATCTAGTGACAGTGTATTTGTTGGGGTTAGTTCACAAGCGAAATTCTTTTTTGTTGATGACACGCCATCTGGTATTTCTCCAGATGAAGATTATTTACCGTCAACTATCATTGTAACGCAAAATTTATCTGGTGTTTATGGGGATGAAAAATTTAAAAAAGAAGATTATTTACAATACCCATCATTGATAAATTCGGTGTTTGTTGATAATATTGTTCCAGAAAAATTATCCATAACATCAAATGGTGTATTCGATATTTCTAATATTAAATTCATTAATACACAAATACCTTACAATATTAGATTAGTAGATTCAAATAATAATTTCATTAAAACCGATCCTATTGAATCTGATGTAATAAGTTCACATGAAATTAATATAGGGTTTATAGGGGATGTTTCTAAAGAGAGTTTACCATCATTTGAAGGTAATACATTAGAAAGATTTGTCCCAGATTTCAGTAATCTCGGTGGGTTTTTTGAATCTTATTTTATAGTTACACAACCAACAACAGAAGCCGTCACTCTAACAGCATCAACATCTATCGATTACTCACTTAATAAGATATTGACGAGGTATGGTATATTCTCTGATGAAAACTCAAATAAAATTTATAGAACATCATTTATTGATGGGTTTGATAAAAGCTATATAAGAAAAGATTCCGATGTAATAGGTAATGAATACGATGGGGTTACTTCAAATAAATTTGGTGCATTGATCGATACAAATTATAATGCTGTATTTTTAGATTCAGATGATTCACGAATTGAAATATATGATACTTCATTTGAATTGATTAGCTCAATTGAATTATCGAGTTATGATGAATTTATTTTATCTTCAGATGGTTTAACGTCATATCGGGGGGTGTCATCTCCTGCTCAAATACAAATGGATAAAGTTGGCGATTATTTTATAACCCTTCACGATACTGCTGATTTATTATACGTTACTGGTGATGAGGTCAAAAAAATAGATTTATACCCGCAAATAAGCGGGGAGTTTGTTACATTAAGTGGTTCACCTATTATATATAATGGTGGTATAGAATTGTCGAGTTATGTCTATATTGATAATGAAGATGGATTTGTCTATCAACCAGCAGCATTGGATATTTTAAGTGACAATAAAACGATATATATAGCATATACAGGTGGTGGATATAATTTTGTTCAAAAATATGTGTTGGATAGATCAACTGATCCATATACGTTATCATCTATCGGGACGATTGGTTTATCAAGTGATGTTCCTGTTGATATGTTATCTAATAGAAGTGGGGATTCGTTGTATATTTTAGCTACAAATTATTATAGTGGGGAGAGCTATATTAAAAAATATTCAACAATTGATAATTCATCAAGCAGTAATGCTATAGGGTATGACGCTGAATTTATAACCATTGATACAAATCAAAATGTTTGGTCTATCGTTAAAAAACACGATGTTGGGACAGATTATAATAGACTTGTAGAAATAGATTCTACAAGTAATGAGGTGATCGTACATCCATATGAAAAAGAAATTGAAAATGAAAATTATACATCAATATCCCCAGAATTATCAACATCGTGGATAGTTATTACATATTATTGGGAACAAACCAGTGGTGATGATTTGGATACTAGAACTTCCATAATACAGGATGGTGAGTTTTGGAGTGGGGTTGAGGTTGGATACGATAGGGATACATATGTTGGTAACAGTGCAACTGATTATGTTATGCTGTGGGGTGGGGATAATACAGCATCTGGATATGAGAGCGTTGTTGTCGATGTTGCCAATTTAAAGGAAAATGGGGGTTCCGATTATATGTCCATTCGTTTAGCGGCACATTGGTTTGGTTCAATGGGAAACGGGGCTGTGACAATTGGTGTAAAAACATATAGTGGGGGAACTATAAATATATCAAACAACACAATAACCGTAGTTGGGGGAACGTTATTAAATACGTATTTATCTGATGTTGTAACTATTACAGAAACCAACGATTCATTAGAATCGGGTCAATTTATTGGAGAAGTTCCCATAGAGTTAGTTACGGGGGGGATAGGCGGCTCAGTTGTACATGGGTATAAAAATATAGGTGGCATAACGGGTGACTCATATGGACATGTGTGGGTTTTAAATAGCGATGATGATGTTGTTGATATTATTGATGTAGACGATACCAATAATACCACAAAAATCACAATAAATGAAGATATCGACAATGAAAAAAATAAATATGTCGCATATGGTGATTGGAATGGGTTTAGGTGGTTTAATAAATTCGGATTCGACGGAACAATTATTACATATGATTTGAGTGGGCAATCAGCGCCATTTAATATTTACCCACAAGATAAATATAATATCCAGAAAATAAATGAAGATTTTGATGCTACTGAAACATTGAAATCATACAGGACAACTGATTTAATGTTAAATTATGATAATCTTTTTGATAATTTCTTGGGTAGCATATATGGAAATAGATTAGATGATGGGACATATATCGGTAAAAACATCTATGAAAAAATTGCAAATTTTGTAATGAATCATGGTGACATTGAAACTTGTTCTATTGATGCACTTGAATCGTTTTGTGAGGAAACTGGTATCGTATTCGATACAAAATTAAATCTTCCGAGAGATATTAAAAGAATTGTTGATTTATTTAGTATTAAATTTAAAAAACTTTGGGGCGAAGATTATAAAACTGGATTCATTGAAGACTACCGTGGGGATGAAATAAACACATTAACATATGAGGTATCTGCTGATCCGCAAACTAAGTTCATTGCCAAAGAAAAATTTAATAATTATTATTCAATAATTACACCACTGATGATAGATGGTTTAAGTTCGTATCCAATAAGTTCTTACGAGCAATCTTGGGGGTGGGGTTTATCTATTCCAACTGGTGGGAAACTTGAAGATTATTACGAGTTTTACGAGTTCAATAGTGTTGATGAAGATAGGTTGATTTCTATTATTGATTGGGATAACCCATTAACTGATAGTAGTATTAAGCCATTATCATCATTCGGTAATTATATGGATGAGGGTGGAATTGTCTCAGTATCGATAGGTGATAAATTGCGCAGGGGGTTAGATTTATATGTTACTGTTCAAGCAGAAGATGGTGATGGTGATGGTGATGGTGATGGTGATGGTGATGGTGCGCCTAAAACATATCACGTAACCGCCAAAAAAATCCCACTTGGGGCTGGGATTGTTAGTAGTAATATTGGGGCAACAACGGTGGGTGATTGGGCTGTATTTACACCATCCAACATGGATGACGATGGTATAACATCATATAACCCAACAACTGAGGAATTCCAAGTTAGTGCTCCAATCCCAGACGGAAATGGTAGTTTTCTACACGAAACAACCATTGGGGATTGGGCTGTATTTGGTGCGGATCGTTCAGATTATTTCGTTGCATATAATCCTATAACGGATACTTATAAGGTGTCTCCACAATATACGACATCATCGTTCAAAAAAACAGAAGGTCTTACGGTCGTTGGGGATTATGTAGTATTTGCTCCACATGGTGATAGTAAAATCACTGCGTGGGATGTTGAGAATAACACACTACTAACTAATACTGATATACCTACAGCCGAGTTGGAAAATTTCTGGTCTGTTGCCGCAACAACTGTGGGGGATTGGGCTGTGTTTGCTCCACATTGGGGTGAGTATATTTATGCATGGAACCCAATTACAGATACGGTAGTAAAGTCCGAATTCATTACATTAAATAATGGTTGGGATGAGTTTGTGGATGCTGTAACTGTAGGAGATGTCGCGGTTTTTTGGCCTAAATACCACACCCATATTGTGACATTTAATCCAGTTAGTAACACCCTCCGACAAACTGAGCTTCCATACGTTCCAGATAATATTTCGTCGATTGGATACCATACCGTAACCAATGTGGGGGATTGGGTAGTATTTCCTCCGTGGACTAATTCGGCGGGAGGTATAAAGGATAGTCGTATATTATCATATAACCCAATAACTGATACATTCCAATACTCTGAGCCATTATCATATGTTGATGCAGCATTCACTGGCTCAACCAATATTGGTAATTGGGTTGTATTTTCTCCGTGTGATACGGGATACTTTATCAATGCGTATAACCCTATTGATAATATACTATTGGAAAGCACCGTAGATGAGACTGAGTGGGCTGGTTATGCTTGGGTTTATAGTGAGGGTATAACAGCGGTTGGGAATGTTGCTGTAACTGCACCATACTTTAATGGTGATATAATTCAATATGAAATCATTGAAGTTTAGCAATTTCATATCGAAAACCACACTGTAGATTTTTAGTGGTAAGTATCTTTGATGATGGTTCTCGCCAATATTATAAATAATTAAAATGAGCAATGTAGATAATATTATAAACGAATACTTAAAGTCTAGAGTAGTGACTAAAAGAGAGATGCGCCCAAGGGGTTTTGATTTACATGATAACGTTGATAAACTAATTAAGTTACAAATTAAAAAGTTTAAACGAGAAGGTATGTCGAATCAAAAGATTATATCTAAATTTTCAAAGTTGATACCTTTTTTGGTTGACGAAGTTGATAAAGAAGTATAGTCTAAAGACTAATTTATGACAAAAAAGAAAACTCCGAGAGATTATCGTGAAGAAGATGTTATTCCTCACGAATTAGAAGTTAAAAAACCAAACTTTAAAATTAAAACGTTAAAGTTTAAAAGCCAAAAGCAAAAAGACTTTTTTGATTTATGTCGAGACGAAGATGTTAAGTTGCTAGTGTGTGACGGACCCGCTGGAACGGGTAAGAGTCTCTTAGCACTGTATTCCGCATTAAAGTCTCTTAAATCTGGGGTGTATGATCGTATAATGTATGTTCGATCACCTGTAGATAGTTCAGATGGTGGTATTGGGTTTTTACCTGGGGATTTAAATGATAAAATAATTAATTACATGATACCGTTAGATGAAAAGCTGTCAAAGCTCTTAGACTACAACGATATCAAATCATTATATAAAGATGATTTTATAGAATTTACCGTTAATACATTTATGCGTGGTAGAAGTATTGAAAATACAATATTGATTATTGATGAATTTCAAAATAACACCATGCAAGAAGCATTAACTCAAATTTCACGTATTGAAGAAACTTCCAAAATCATTGCCATTGGAGATCATATGCAATCCGATATCGGTTTAAAATCCTGTTTAACCAAAGTTACAGCTATGTTTAAAGATCGACCAGAAGCAATCCAAAATGGCGTTGCTACATTTGAGTTTAACAATGAAGATATTGTAAGAAGTAAACTTGTTAAATATATTGTGGGTGAATTTGAACGCACGATGAAAATGTCAAGAGGCGGATAATTAATCCTTGCATTTTAAAATAATTGTGGTATAGTTGAATGATGGGTGAAAAAGAACCTCCGTCAGATTTAAATATACAACTTGATTCTTTGATCAAAACCAAAGAAAAACTCTCTAGAGAATATATAGAGGGTAAATGGGTTGGTGGGTTTATTATCAAAAGGTTTATTACTTTTTGTAGTTGGGACATCAATGTATTAAAAGATTTAGTTCCATATATCAATAATATTAAAATTTCTGATATAGAAGATAAATGGGATCAATATTTATATTTATTTTATACATTACCACATCTACCAAACGCCGAATTCTATTATGTCGGTAAGGGTAAGGATAAGGGTAGGAACCCAAAGAAGAGTAAAGAGATAGAAGAAAAAATTACCCTATTTGCTGATATACTTGAAATATCAAAACGAGAAAGTAAATATTTACTAGAAAATAACTATATAGATATAAAATTATGAAAATTAGCGTTACCGAAAAATATGATATTCAATTAGAGGAAGTATATAATGGTGTTATTTTAAAAACCAAAGAAGGTAACACGGTGGGTATTTGTATGAGAGATGATACATTTGAGTTTACTGTAAAGGGTGTTAACTCAAATTTACAACGAACATTTAGGTTATTATTAGATGGTGATCCAAATGTTGAATTTATGAGTGAGAAAGAAGTATCGGAATACCATAATCTAGATACTAGATTTACAGGTGTTTCATCACAACCGTTGTGTATGCCATCAAGAGACTGTAAAATTATATAATCATAATTATGATAAATGAACATTTTGAAGAAGAATTAAAAATTCTAGAAAAAACAGTTGATCCAACTGAAGAAGATAACGATTTAATCATTCGTGATTACATCCCTGCAATTAGAGAAATCTTAAAGATTGCAGCAAAACAGGGTCATTCTGGAATGTCGATTCAATATTATGCTGCATCAATAGCTAACACTATTAAAAATGCGTTGTTGTTGAAACCGTTGTCACCATTAACTGGTGAAGATAGTGAGTGGGTAATCCATGATTGTGATGGTATGTATGCGCAGAATAATAGAAATTCTGCAATATTTAAAGACGAGAAAGATAGTAAACCATATTTCTTAGATGCTATTATTTTTCAAGGTGAAGATGAATATGATACATTTTCTGGATCAGTTGGTGGTATTTCTAGTAGACAATATATTAAATCATTTCCATTTACGGCTAAGACGTTTTATATCGATGTTTATAGAGAATTGTATGACCCAAAAAAACATGGAGAAGGTGATGGTGTAGAAGTATCTGTGTGTGGTGATGGTGATTATGTTTACTTTATTAAAGATGAAAAACAATTAGACGAAGTTTGGGAATATTATGATAGATTCTAAAGAAACACATATTTATGGTGCATATAAAGAGTTTAATGATAATCCATCTAGATATGGTGGAAGATTGAATTCACATATCGATGCAAAATGGACATATCCAGATCATTTTGCGCATGATAATTATCAACGTGGACATTTACCTCAAGTATGTATTACAGCTAGTGGGTGGAAAGCTGTAATATTGGCATTTATTTTTCGTGCAGACTAATGGAAGAAAAAATAGAAAAATTAGAATATATTATAAATGATGTATTAGAATTTATAAATGAACACGAAATGATTGATTCGATTGACAGAGAAGAATTGATAATGATTTTGGAGCAAATTGAAGATTTAAAGGGGTGATTTATAAATATTTAAAATGCCATTTATATCAAGAGAAGGATTAAAAAAATTATTATACAACCACTGTGTTGAAATTAAATATCAAAGAAGACACCCGTTAGTTGATTCTGCAACATGTCGTCTTTTTTGTGTTGGGTCTTATCCAACCTTCCAATCTAGTCCATTCTTAGCTTCTATGGGTGCTCAGAATGCTTTTTATAGATACCCAAAGGGTAAAGCACCGTATCCCCCAAAACCCTTTTATAACCCAGATGATAAGAATTTGGTTCTGACTTTCAGCATTTTTGACCAAAATTATCGTAGCATCTCAATCAACAGAGCAAACGTAATTAGAGCATTTCCAGTTGATACAAAAGAAAATATAAAGAATTTCTGGGAGTATTTTAATACAAAAATCGCTAAGATGAGTATTCAAGAAAGAATCGATTTTAAGAGAAGGTAGCAGTTGATTTGTATATCATAAAATATAAATAATTTTATGATAGACAAAAACCAAGAACTGGAAAAACTTATTTTTGATAAACTTATTCAATCAACTGTTGACATCTACACTTATGATGATAATAAAGGAGTTGTATTATTAAAATCTGGGAAGTTACTAAATTTTAACATTAAGATTCCATTTTTATATTTTATGATGGAGTATAAATCAAAAATGCGAGATTTCCCAATACCCCAACCATTTAAGTTTAAATGGGATGGTGAGAAATTGATTATGTCATATGAATTAAAAGATTCGGTAAATAATAAAAAAATCGTTGACAGGATGGTAGAAATCGGTAAAGATAGTGAATCGAAATTTTTCGATAAGAAAATTTATATAAAACCGATTTTATAATGGATAAAGACCTATTTAAACACTTCCCAGAGGGAAAAGACCCTAGAGAAAACCAAGTAAAACTACTACTACAGCTTCAAGATGCTTTTAAGAGTGATAAAAAGTTTGTAGTCGTTAATGCCCCAACAGGTGTCGGTAAAAGCTTTTTGGCAGCAACAATAGCTAACTCCAGTGATAACCCATCGATTGATTTTAAGCAGTTTGTAAATTCATATAGGATATGGAACCCAGTAGATGGTAAAGATGAGGCATATAAATTTCCACACTATGGCGCTGCTGTTTTGACTGTAACAAAAAATCTTCAAGATCAATATACAAAAGATTTTGATAATTTACATCTACTAAAAGGTAAAACAAATTATCTATGTGAATATGATGGTGAATCAGATGTTGAAAGCGCACCATGCACTAGTCAGAACTCTTTAAAACGACAGTGTTGGGATTGTGACCGCTGCACTTATTATACTGATAGGAATAATAGCATATCTAATCAATTCGGTGTGTTTAATTATGACGTTTGGTTGCACCTACCAGATCATGCTCGTAGAAAAGAAATCTTAATTTGTGACGAAGCTAGTGAGATTGAGAATGTTATTATCAGTTTCTTTTCATTAGATATAAGTTATGAATGGGTTGAAAAATTATTAGAGGTTCAAAAATATCCGAGAATACCTTCAGAAGAACCAAACAAAGCTTATGATTGGTTGATGGAATTAAAAGAATTGATTGATGCAACTATTGATGAAAATAAAGAATTATTGGAATCACCAAAACATAAAAAGAATAAAGGTTTAAAATTCCGCCAAAAGGGATTAGAAAGATTGCAAAATGATTTTAGCAAAGTGATTGGTAATTTTGCCAAGAATGGTGAAAATCAAGATGCGGTTGAATATGTTATTGAAAGGGTTGCACCAGATAGATTTAACAAGAATGTTAAAGAGGGCGTTACATTTACACCATATCGCGCAAATAAGTTAGCAAAAAAATTATTTAATAGTGTCGAAAAGGTAATGTTCTTGAGTGCAACGATTATCGATCATAAAAAAGAAATGAGTGATTTAGGTATCGAGCGTGATGAATACACATATATTGAAGCACCTAGCGCATTTGATCCAATGAAGTCACCTATCTATGTTGTTGGTAATTTTCCATTGACATATAATCTAATGGAAAAAAATCTACCAAAGGTTACAGAAATTACTAGTAGAATTTTAGATAAACACTCGAAACATAAGGGGTTGATCCATACTGTAAGTTTTAAAATCACAAAAGCTGTTGAAGAGGGTATCATTAATGATAGGTTGATATTCCGTGATGATGGTAAAACAAATGATATCTTACTGAAGGAACATAGTGAAAGTGATGAACCTACTGTTATGGTTAGTCCTTCAATGAGTCATGGTGTTGATTTAAAGGGTGATTTGGGGCGTTTTCAAGTGATTATGAAGGTTCCATACCTTCCACTTAGTAACAAACGTATAAAGCGTTTAAGTAAAGAGGATTATAAATGGTATTTAAATAAAACTCTATCGTCACTTGTTCAAATGGCTGGTCGATGCACCCGCACTGATACAGATAAAGCTGTAACTTATATTGTTGATGGGGCGGCAGCTAATTTATTAAAACGAAATTGGAACAAACTACCTAAATATTTTAGGGATAGGATCAAAGTATAAATAATTATTTATGAGATTAATAACGAAACAAGAGGGGTTTGCGTTAAAATACGCAAGACAAAAAGAATTAGCAGAATATTCTGACAAGTATCAACTCCATTGTGGAGGGGCTTGTGCTCATTATGGAAAAATACCAAAGGGGTGCGCAAGTTGTCTTTTTTCTGATGTTTATGCAAATGGGTCGTTTTTGGGGTATACGTTTAATTTACCCAACGCATGTAATGCAAACTGTAAGCATTGTTTTACCCCACTTGGGGATAAGCCACATGAAAGAACATGTAACCCTAATTTTAAACTTCCCGATGGTTGGAGCAACATTGTTGATGCGGAATTACTTAATGGTAGTATGAGTCCCATAAATGAGATAGTTAAGTCAAGTAACAATAAAAACCCAGTTGCATTGATTTCTTTTAGTGGGGAGGGGTCAGAACCCCTCTTATATTATCCTGTAATTGAAAAGGTTGTTAAACATTATAAGGAAAATGTAGAACCATATATCGATAAACCTATAACATATAAATTATATACTAATGGTAAATTATTAACAGAAGAAATGATCGAAAAGTTAGTAAATATCGGTATCAATGAGGTAAGGATAAATTCATCTGCATTTAATTTTCATGACATAATTATAGAAAATATGAGAAATGCATGTAAAGCATTTCCCGTTGTTACTAGTGAATTGGGGCTATTCCCTAAATACTATGATGATATATATAGGTTAATGCCAGTATGGGATGAAATGGGGTTAACTCACTTGAGTTTATGCCAACCTAAGTATAAAGATAAGAATGTGTTTAAACAAAATATTGACTTATTTCCTAAAGATGCAGTATGTTATCCAGCGTCGAATGATTGGCTCATGGTTGATGATGGGGGTGAAGCAGAAAAAATGATAAAATATGCTATAGATACTAATATATCATTTTCTATCATAGATTGCAATTGCTTTGTGATGAATCAAGAAGACGGTGGTAATGGTATATCTAAACAATTGAATTATTTAGATTTTAATGATGTTATCGAAATGAACGTATAATACGTAATATTACCCTATAAAGTAATATTATCGGGTATCATTAGCACCAACCAAATTTGATCGGTATCGGACTTATCGATCCTATGGACATCTGCGCTATTAAATTCTATAGCAGAATATTTTGCGACTTTGATTTCTTTTTTATCAGATTTAAAAATAACGCTGTTATTATCTGTCATTGCTATGCAAAAGAATTTACCAATTGTGTTCTTTTGCCACCCATCATAATCCATCCAATCCAAGAAATCACCCTTTTTGAATTGTAGTAAACTTGCGGATAAGATTAAATCATTTAAACCTATTTTAGATGATAAACCTTCAATTTCATCAAAAAGGTCATTATTTTCTAATATCTTTTTAAAGGATATGAAATCATACTTGGAAATATTATATCTTTGGTGAGAGTTCCCAACTCTTACATCAATTTCATCGACTGGTTTAAATCCAATATTATTTGCTAATGTAATTATAGATTCACATTCTTTTTTAATATCTTTTAATTTATGTATTTTTCTATTCATAATTATTTAATTAAAATAACATTACCAAACTATAACGCAATTTATTTACAGGTGGAACCCAATGTATAGGGGTTGTCCCCTCAAAGTGATACCCTACCCCCTTTTCATCTCTAAAAATCTTTACTAATCCATTTTTTACTGCATCATCTAAACATGTATTGTTATAATATACATCTGGATCACCAAAAACTAATTTGTTTTCCGAGTTAGTTTGTAATGGAACTATTATAGTGTGTAAACTCATCCCTTTGTCAACATGTGGTGGTATGAATGACCCCTGTTCATATTTATTTATTTGAACCTCTTTTACAGGGAACCCATCTATCTCTACGTTGACAAAATATTTTTCCCACAAATCGGTTAAAGATTTTGGGCTAACTTCTGCTGCATAATATTTACCCAAATCGCCACGAACACTATAATTGGGATAATACTTACTCCTATCTATAAAAATATTGGGGTTGTTATGGATATACTCCAACAACTCATCACAAGTGTTCACAGATAAGAAATCTACATATTTGTGCAACAAATCTTTTATCTCATCTAAATGTGCCATTATAAATCATTGATCCTTTCATAAAGACCGCCCTTTAATATTTTTTTGTTGAGTTCTTCTTCGTCTTCTTTAGATATATAATCCCATTCTGGGTTATTTTTATATGCGTTTTTATATCGCGCATTAAGTAATCGTTTTTTACCTATAAAATCGTGAATTTTTTTAAATCTATCAATAGATTCACCAGATAAGTTATTTTGTTGTATAATATCATTTAAAACATCTGATATAATATTTAATTGCTTATATAGAGGATATTCTTTAGATATTGACTCTTCACACATTTGGTTTAAATTGGTTTCTTTAACCTCTGGTTTAGCTTCAGATATAGCTATAACTTTACCATTAATGATGTCACCACCATCCCAGATATGGGTTGTTGGATCAAATTCAAACTCCTTAAAAGATAGAAATTCTGAATCAATTTGATTTGTTTCTTTAGAATATGTTGTTCCAAAATATTCTCCAGATTGTTTATTAAAAAGTATAATTATTTTAGCCATAATTTGTATGAGTTATAGGGTTATATTGCGAATGTATCAGTTCTAGCCCATACATTACCCGCATTAACAACAAATACACTAACAGATGATGTTTGTCTATATGAAGTTCCATTGCTATAATGCGACAACTGATACCCCCAATTTACTATTACCTTACTCCCAACAGGTAAATTCGGGTATATTTGTTTGGCGGCATTTATTACACTAGTATATGAATTGTTAATATTTGATCTACTTGGGTCTGTTGCAAATATTGATCCAGCCAAATTGACATAGTATATATTATCTTTTGAGGTATCATAATCAGTAATTCTACCATCAATATAATCTTTTATCCTTTTTTCTGTCACAATAGCCGAATCTGAATTAAACTCGGAACTATCACTAGAGTCCAATAAATCAATTTCATCTGGCACGTCACTTGTTTGTGATAAATTTCCAATAACTTTTTTGCCCCCAATAGTGTCTAATTGGTTTATTGGTAAAGTTATATCACTTTTCTTAATTTTATGAGATGTTGCCCCTCTTTGAATAAAGAAGTAGTCCGTTCCCCTATTTTTGGGATCGGCTTCCTGTAAAATATTGATAGTATCAATTTGTGTATTTGGTGTAACCTGTGGCATAATATTTACGCAAAGACCCTAAATCTAAATTGCCAATTTGCTGGACTGGAAGCTGGGTCAAATGTAGTACCATCGCTGTATTTGGCATAGTTTAATTGGTTAAGAGTTTTATATTTAATAGTTGTATTATTTACAATTAATGTAGAATATGCTGACCCATTATCACTTTGGCTGTTGCTTATAATAAGTTCATCATCTTGTGAAAATCCATTATTAGCAATTAAACATTTGTAGTATAACACTACAATCTGTGGAGTTTGTGTAAAACCAATACCGCTAAGATCACCCGTAACAATATTCCCAGGTAAAGGCGACCCGCTAAATTCACCATCAACCGATTCTGAAAATATAGAAGGAAGTGAATCAATATAATTAATCACGGCATCACTAGTCGGGATATTATCATCACTCGCATTAGTTAAATTTGTAATCACATTTACTTGACTTGGAACATCGCTACTATCCGTTGTGTTGCCGATCACTTTCATACTGTCGATATTTTGTAGTTTTGAAAGCTCTACAGCAGCGTCTGCTAATTGTGCAGTGTCTACACCACCCGCCTTTATGTTTAATTTATTAGAAGTTGATTCGATTGTAGAATCATCTGGTAACCCTGCAACCAAATCCGAGTATTTAAATTTATATGATTTAAGGTTCTTCTGAATCAAAAACAAATCTGTAGAGCTTGCGTCCCCAAGGTTTGATAGGTTATTGATTAATTTTAACTGTGCAGTTGTAGTCATTGAAGTCATTTTAATTATTTATAAAATATAATTGAAATAAACGATTTGTGTTATAAATAATTCAAATGGCATTTTTTCTCGATTATAAAATTCTCAAATACTCTATTGTTAATACGATAGAGACTTCAGAAACTAAAAAAGATTCACAAGAACCTTATCCGTTTATTGATTTCATCAAAAATCTGGATATTGATAATATTGGTAATGAATTTGTTGTCGATTCATATAACAAATACTTGATTGAGTGGACTAAAATTAAGAATCAAGATATTACATCTTTTGAAGATATTCGTAAATCTAAATATGTTGATCTTTTAAAAAATATTCAACTAAATTATCTAAACCAAGACGAACAACGAATTTTGGGTGATATTAATTTTGATGACCCCCTTGAATTAGATGTGGCTATTCCATTTTTCGTAGAAAAAATTAAAGACATTATTGAATATTACATCAATAAGCGCAGAGATGTTCAGAATAGTAAAGCCAAGTGGAGTACAAAGGGTAGCAAACGATTCTTAGAAAATGTTACTGCAAAATACATCATTGATAATTATACAAAAAATGAAAACACATTTCAAAGATATAAACAAAATTATCAAGAACTTAGCTCATTCCAAAGAAATTATGAGTTAACATATGATGGACTTTATGATTTAAATGATTATCGTGCAAAAGAATTTGATTTAGATGAATCTTTATTTTTAAGTTCATCTAGTGATTATGATCTAAGTAGCTTACCTATAACAAGTTATAGTGCTTATTATGAATCTGAATCAACTTTAATTTCAGAGCTTAAGAAAGATATCTATAAAAAATATATTTCTACAGATAGACAATATATTAAAGATGGCGTCTCAAAGGAAATAAAAAGCACAACACCTTTTTATGACCCATATAATTATGATACACCGTATATTTCAAGAATTTCTGATACGACAAATCTTCTACGTGATGCTGATATCGGATATTACTTTACCAGTAAATATATTTATACGAGTAATTATTATTCGCCATATGGGATATCAACATCGAATACAGATAATTTGGTTGGATTATTACCAAAACTTAATGTTTATAGAAGCGAAGATTATAAGGATTATTATTTCTGGAGTAAATACACTGCATCCGATCAAGGGTTGATCGGAAAACCAGTTTTCGATAAAAGATTAAAGCGGTTTTATGGGTATCAAAGCCGCGATTTGAATATTGGTGATAGTGTCGGGGGAGTCGAAAAATATACTGACAATGTCCAACTATGGAAAGGTGATAAAAATGAATCTTGGGCAAATGAGGATATTTTTGATAAATTCAGCGGTAACGTATTAAACCGCGATCTTAAAAACAAGTTCTTATTTACTTTGGAGGAAAACGAATCTGTTTATAAATACGTTTGCGATATTTATGGGAATCAATATTATTTAATCAAAAAAATAAATACACCAAAATCGGCTTCAGAAAATATTTATACGTTAAATACATCTAATGTTGATGACTCACTTGCTATTTCAAATATATCATTATTGGGGCAAAGGTTGTCTACATTAAATAGTTTAGATGCTATTCAGATTAAAGATAATGTCGGTCTTGGTTTCTTTATGACAGCAGTTGATATCTCACAAGAGGTCATTGAAACTATAGAAGACTTTAACACGATAGATGTTGGTTATTATGACCTATTGCAATCAAACACCTTATTTGATACTAAGTCAATTTCATCTGATGAGTATGATTCACAAAAATCAGTATATGAAAATCAATATACAGTTGGTAAAATATATGTTAGAGATGTTAATAGTAAGCACGTTAAAAATATAAATGAATTTTTAGATTTAGATGGTGGTTTAACAGGACTAATAAATGTCGATGTTATCAATGATTTTATCATTTTTACAACGGGGACTAATATATACACATCTAAAATAAAGTATGATTATTCGTCAAGTGACCTTAGTTTCCAAGAAATAACTAAAAATGAATTGCCATTTTATAATGACCCACTAATAAAGACATCGGCGTATTGGTATGAAACGAATAGTAGACGTGTTTATTTTGCTGATGTTAACCACGCGCTCAGTTCGTATGAGTTATATTATATCGAAACTGAAACAAATACAAAAGTATCATATCGTATTGATGATTCAAATATTGATTATATGTTAGGCAACATAATATCAATTGCAACAATCTCAAAACCACAATTAATCAAACGCGATAACTTTTTATATCTAATCATCTTACTATCTGATACATGCAATAATTATTATTACCAAATTATTGTATTTGAAATCGTATCCAAAAATAATCTAACTGCGATTTCAAATACAATATATCATCCATCTAGTCTAACCATAACAAGTGATATAAAGGGTGATTCACTTGCAATGTCAACACCTGAATTATCATCATATAATCTATCCTCATTTCCTTTGGATACAATATATCGTTGGGCTAATGGGCAGGAAACATTTAACCTACCATATATAACATATTCCAATAATGTCACATACTATGATAACGATAGTGGGGTTACAACTATAAGTAAACCACCAACAACATATAATCTGAGTGATATTATAATCAATGCTAATGTAACACCAGTTTCAAATATAACAACAACCGAAGATTCATACTATTATGACTGTGGTTATATTTACACTCCTGTAGATATTGTTGTTGATTTTAGAGAAATACCAAATATAACATCATATGTGCCAAATGATGAGCCGATCTATAAAATTGAATATTTTATAAATGGTAAAATTAAATCCAGTTTCATACTTGATACAAATGATATTGAAACAGATACATTACTATATAATACGACA